ATGGTGGTCAAGATACACAATTGGCAAGACTTGGAATTGGTATTACAGCAGCTCAAGCCAAGCAATTATCATTCCGTGAGGAAACAGAATTACTTTCAAACCTTTATGGTGGAGCTGCAAGTCGTAATGCTGAAACCTTTCAAGGTCGTATTGATCGCCTAAAGGTAGGATTTGAGGAAGCCAAAGAAGCTGTTGGAGTTGCGTTATTACCAGTTATTGAAAGATTAATAGGATTTATATTTGAGTATGGCACACCAATCGTTGATAAGTTTAGAGATGCTTTTAACATAATTAAAGATGCTATTGATAGAAACAGAGAGTCATTTAATGAGTTTTGGGTATTGTTAAAAGATAGGGTCTTTCCTATATTGCAAACAGTATTTGGATTTTTACTTGATGTTGGTGCTAAGGCAGCAGCAGCAATTATTGATGCCTTCGGCAAGATAGTTGGAGCAATAACTCCAGTATTGAATTTTATTATTAGTGCAATTAATAAAGTTATTGATGGAATTAACCTTGTAAAAACTGGTTCAGATATTGGGAAAATAAGTCCAATTGGCGCAGGTGGCGGTGCAGGTGGATTTAGCGGAATCCCATCTGGCGGTAGCGCAGGTATTACTAGCGGTGGGGGTGGAGTTGCTGGTGGATTTACAGGATTAGGTGGAGTTGGTGGAGCAGGTGGTGGCGGTGCAGGTGGAGTTGGTGGAGCTGCTGGCGCAACTGGCTTAAAAGATTTAGCAGATAAATTATTAAGGGTTCAAGATCAAATTACAGATTTAATGTTTCAATCTGCAACTGGTGGAATATCCCAATCAGCTGCTGAAAAACAATTAAATTCACTTATATCTCAGTTCAGAGTATTAGAAAAACAAGGCAACACATTAGCAGCCAATCCAAACATTATTGTCAATATCTCAGGCTCATTAGATCCAGAGGGAACTGCCAGAGCTGTTGCAAGAGCTGTAAATGAAAGCGCAGCACGATCAACGGGCGCAATCGATTATTACGCTGTTAGACAAAAAGCCGGCTAATGTCAGACTTTACACCCGATTGGAAATTAACTGTCAGCGGTGTTGATTATACTGACATCACCATTTCAGATGTTCAACATCAAGCAGGTCGATCTGACATTTATCAGCAATCATTACCATCTTATATCCAAGTTACTTTGGTTGCCTTAAATGGTCAAACATTACCTTTTGATATTAATGACAGTTTAGATTTACAGGTCAAAGATAGTTCAGGATCTTATGTAAGCCTATTTGGTGGGGATCTAACTGATGTAACAGTTCAGGTGAGAAATACTGGAGCAGCAGCCACAGTAGTTGAATACACATTAATTGCTATGGGATCTTTAGCCAAACTTACAAAAGAAATTTGGGATGACAATATTTCTCAAGATGAGGATGGCAACCAAATCTACACAATCCTTTCTAGCGTATTGCTTGGAACTTGGAATGATGTGCCATCAGCTTCAACATGGACAACATATAATGCGACTGAAACTTGGGCTAATGCGGTCAATTTAGGATTAGGCGAAATAGATCAGCCCGGCCTTTACACAATGACTGCTCAATCAACAATAGTAGATACTATCTATAACATTGTTTCAGATATTGCTAACTCAGCCTTTGGTTATATTTATGAAGCAAACAATGGAAACATAGGTTATGCAGATGCAGACCACAGACAAAATTATTTGCTTACGAATGGTTATGTTGAACTAGATGCTGGTCATGCTTTAGGTAATGGCCTTTCAACAATTATGAGATCAGCAGATGTTAGAAATGATATTTATATTAATTATGGCAATAATTTTAATTCACAGGTTACAGCTACAGATGTTAACTCAATTGCAACTTATGGCTATAAAGCTGAAACCATCAATTCTAGGGTTCAGGGTGCAGTAGATGCTCAGGCTATCGCTGATCGGTATATCGACCAAAGAGCCTACCCACAACCAGCATTTCAATCCATAACATTCCCAATTACTAACTCAGAAATTGACAATGCTGATCGTGATGATCTATTAGGCGTATTTATGGGAATGCCGGTTGATATTAGAAATCTGCCTAGCCAAATATCAGGTGGCACATTTCAAGGATATGTTGAGGGCTGGTCATGGAGTACTAGATTTAATGAGTTATTTTTGACAATCAATGTTTCACCAGTCGCATTTAGCCAAATGGCGATGCGTTGGAATACAACTCCAGCCACAGAGGCTTGGAACACAATAGACCCAACATTAACTTGGGAATACGCTACAATAGTGGCATAAAGGAGAATATGAACTAATGGCTACCACCCCGAATTATAGCTGGATTATGCCCGATCCGACAGATCTTGTAAAAGATTTGCCAGCGGATTTTGCAATATTTGGCAACGCTGTTGATTCAACAGTTAAAACGAATGCTGATGCAGCAATTGCTAAAACTATTGTTGATGCCAAAGGCGACATAATTGCAGCCACAGCAGCTGACACAGTTGCAAGATTAGCAGTTGGTTCAAACGATCAAGTATTAACAGCAGATTCATCAACAGCAACAGGATTAAAATGGGCTGCTGCAGCTGCTGGTGGAATGACTTTACTATCAACTACAACTCTTTCAGGTTCATCAACTGCAATTACATCTATAGATCAAACTTACAAATCACTTTATGTTGTTTTCAAAGATGTTTATGCAAGCACTAATACAGAATTAAGATTAAGATTAAATCAAGATACTGTTTGCAATATAGGAAAGACCCTATCTTTTAACAATACCCAAAATTCATTAAATGACTCTCTGTTTCTATCAATAGCATCTTTAATAATTCTGAAAGCATCTCTAAACTTATCAACGATTGGTGTGCCATACTCAAATATAAATCCAATTAATCTTTCAATAACTGGTAATAAAGCAAATCCAATAGTTTCTTTAGCTTCTTCAAATCCTACTTTTAAGCGATCAATACGGCCTTGAAAGGTTTCAGCATTACGGCTAGCAGCCCCACCATAAAGGTTTGAAAGTAATTCTGTTTCCTCACGAAATGATAATTGCTTGGCTTGAGCAGCTGTAATACCAATACCAAGTCTTGCTAATTGTGTATCTTGACCACCATAGGCTTTAGATAGGGCTTCAGTAACAGCACCTAGATCCTTGCCAGTTCCTTTTGAAATATCAATTGCTAAATTTAATAATTGTTGAGATTTAGTTACATTGCCAGTTGCAACTGATAATCTTTGGAATGCTGGTCTTAAAGCATCATCAGCAATTCCTACTGCCAACGAAGTTTGGCTTATGTAATCCTCAGTAGCCTGTATTTGGGCATCTGTAGCCCCTGTGGCACTTCGTAATGCGCTCGCTAACCTTAACTGTGCCTGCTCATCCTCTATTGCAGCCTTGACCCCATCAACGGCTAATTTGGTGGCATAGGCAGCAGCGGCAGCAGCAGCTACGGCAAATGCAGCAGCAGCCTTCTTTCCAAAGTCGCCAACTTTGTCAGAAAATCCTTTTACTTCAGTTTCGCCAGTTTTAAGACTTTTCTTTAACTCATCGACATCGGCAAGGATCGAGAGTTTGAGTGTGCGATTACCGGTTGCCATTATCCCCACTCCTTAAGAATACGATCAAATGCTGCTTCCCACTTATTAATTAATTCAGGCTGAATTCTGCGAAGGGTTGGATAAATGAACCATCCGCGAGATCCACGACCCTGCCTTCCTGAATAACTAGGGAACTGTTTGAATTTATTTGAACCAAACTCAAGGCCACCCCATAAGGTTTGTGTAGTAGCACCACCTGAAAATTTCTGACTTGCGAATCCATATCTGAATTCACCGATCTTAGATGACTTTGAGATCCTAACGCCATCCGCGACTCTAACGACTGCCTTGCCTGATTTAGTTCTTGTTGCAGCTGTTTGTTTAATTTCCTCTGATGCAAAATACGCCAGAGCAGCAGATTGACTTCTTGCTTCCTCTGTTGCTTGGTCATCCATCGCTTTGAAAGCCTTAAGAATATCGCGCAAGTCAGAACGATTGTAAGCAATTGCTTCACTTGCCATTCCTCTGCTCCAATATCTCTAAC